TTTATATTACCCCCTGCATCAGCAAGTAAAAGTGCTACACGCTGGGAGTAACGACAAGCACGCCCTTCCCCTGCACCAGAGCCTTTGATGTTTTGTTTACAGTCAAAACATGTTTCTGATTGCCTGTTAGAAGCAAGTACGTCACGAGCAGGGCGACCAGAGCTAGTATCAGCAGACCAGCATTTGGGAGGACTAGTTTGCCCCGCCACGTACTGACCTGCGAAGTACATACGAGAAATTGGTGCAGTCTTAACAAGCACTGTTTTGATGGAACGCTGCTCCAGTTCCCCAACCTCTTGGCCGTTAACGACCTTTCTAAAAACACCACCTCTAATACTGAGGCGGTTCCCGCCCCCAGATTGCGAATGACCTGTTGCGTTAGTATCGGGTTTTAGTTGCGCCAGAAGTTTTTTATACTCCTCTGGCATGTTATCAAACAGAGTTAACTCACTCATAAATCTTCCTCATCGTTGAAGTCCAGTTCAAGTTGTACTGGCGCGTTTTGGTTATCGTTAATGGGTTCAGGAGCTTCTCGCTTCAAAGCCGCTACCACCTCTAGGATGTTGAAACGGTACGTACTACCAACCTTGATGTAAGTCTCTTTTGGTATATACCCTTTCCCCACCCAATCGCGGACGGTAGGTGCTTTGACACAAAGATATTTAGCTAGCTCCTCGACTGGAACGTAACTATTAGGGCTAATCATCGCTTTCTCCGTACAGTTACAGTGTATTTGCTATCACAATTTAGCCCCGGTGGTAGCAAATCGGGGTTGTCCTCAAGGAACTGTTTCAAGTTGCCCTGATGAATTTTCTTTACAAGTAGTTCAGGTGCTTCGTGTTCAAGAATAAACTTGTTCATAGACTCCCAATCCGAGGTCGAAAACTTTTGCACTACAGAGCGGTAGAACGTGCCAGACTCAGTGCGGACAGCTTCGGTACTGTTGTCGGCGCAATGTGCTAGCAGGAGTTCTTCTATCTTTCTTAGCTTTAAGTTGAAGACTTCTTCTTCTTCATGGGCCTTAGCGACTACTTCGTTTTTCTTATCCCGTATTTTTATGTACACAGATACGAGTTTTTCTAGTGATGGCGCACCGGCTTCCATATCTATCCCCTGTCTATATTTTACTTAGTTTCCCACAGTTATGTGCAGTTATGCTAAGTTTATTGCAGTTAGTATCACAGGTCAAGTATATTTTTATAGAGGTCGATCATTTCCGCATGTATGTTAATCCGTTGGTCTAGCATCTTATATATGTGCTTCTCTACCTTCGATCCTTCCAGTTGCACCACGGTACAGGGGTGATTCTGCCCCGAGCGGTGTACACGAGCATTAGCCTGTGCGTAGGTCTCAAGAGAAGAAGTTGGCCCCCACCACACTATGGTGTTTGCTGCTGTAAGGGTCACGCCGTGCGCAGCCGCTTGTGGTTGGATAATAAGCACGCGGGGGTCGGGGGTAGTTTGAAATTGTTTAAATATCTCCGTGCGTTTTTGTGCGAAAACATCACCGTTTATTATGGCGTTAGTTACCCCATCGGCGCTTAGCTTCTCGGCCAGTATGCGGATTACATGTTTGAACGGGACAAATACAAGTATCTTCTGGCTAGATTCAGCAATGACTTCTTGCAGCACTTTGTATCGGTTCTTTATGTCGAACTCTACCGTCTCTCCGCTATCGGTATACACCGCACCACATGAAATTTGTAATAGCTTATTCATGCTTACAGCAGCATTCGCCGCCGAGATTTGCTCCCCTGCTGCTACCGCAACAAGTTGGTCTCTCAGATAGGCATAGTATTTTTTCTGCTGGGTAGTAAGCTCTACCTCGCGTTTAACGTAGGTCATCTCTGGTAGGTCTAGGCATTCTTCTTTCGTGAAACGAATGGCTGGTTGGAGAGAGCTAAACACGACATCTTTTGAGTTTGGTTTCGGTACCCATTTGAACTGCGTGGCCTTGTACATCACCATATCGCGGAACGCCCCAAAGAATTTCGGTACGTTTTTAGGGGCGACAAGTTTAGCTAGGCCGTAAGCATCTACTGGGGACTGGGCGGCGGGCGTACCAGTCATAAGCCACAGCCAAGTTTCTGGTTTTATAACACTCGCCAGTACTTTCCAACGCTTAGATTGCGCGTTCTTATAGTGGGTTGCCTCGTCTACAATGATAAGATCAAACCCTCCGTTGGCTACCTCGTCCCTTACTATCCCTACCCCATCGTAGTTAATGACCACGTATTCAGTACCGCTATTAATCACCTCTTGTCGTTTCTTTTTAGAGCCGTGGGCGATCTCTACCGTGCGGTGCATAGCAAAATTAAATAGGTCAGCTCTCCATGCGGAATCCATAATCGAGAGGGGGCATATAATAAGAACACGTTTAACCAAGCCTTCCTTTATTAGGAAGTCAGACGCCCATATAGCGGAGCCGGTCTTCCCCGTGCCTTGCTCGTTAAAGCAAAACGCTCGGGCGTTAAGTGTTAAGAACGACGCAGTTGTTTTCTGATGTTCAAACGGGGTGTAGCGCCCGGGCCAAGCGTACTTGCCCAGTATGGGTGAGGGCACGTCCTTCACATTAAGGTTACGTAGCACTCGGGACTCGTCTATACCCCACCTAACAAGAACCTCGTTATCATTCAACTTCCTACTATTGGGTATTGCCGCTGTGATTTTTTCGGGGTTACGAACCCGCAGAAGCAAGCCTCTGTTGTCTATGATTTGCATTTCTATCCCTTGAAGTCGCTACTTAGTAGGTTTCTTTTTGTAGTTCCTAGCCCGGTTCTTGCTACTACTTTCTATCTTGTACCCATCTGCATTCGACCCACCCTTACTTAGGGCTTTGTTATGACTAACATCTTTGCCTTCACGCATATCAGCTTTGCCATTGTGGTTCTTATCTTTACCCTTCTTGTCTAGTTCACGCCTAGCGCGTTGGCGCTCCATACGGTTTTCATGCTCGCCGCGTTCTTTCTGCTGTTGGTACTCTTTCGCGTAGGGGCGGGGCTTATTCTTATATGGCATCTCTACATCTCCTAGCGTCTACCGTTATGGGGGCACTCAAGTACTATACAGTGCGCTCTACACAAACCTGTTGGTCTAGAATTCCACACGTTGTTATCGTAAGACTTCTCTAGTGTACCGTAAGCAGTTAGCCACTTACGCCACAGGTCTGGCTGGTTCTCTATGGTGTATGTTTCTTTGATGAACGCATTACACACCACGAACAACAGCCCTCCCTTTACCGTCTTTACCTCGGGGAAATGTTTGAAGATGCAAAGCGCCATCAACTCAAGCTGCCCCTTGTCTGCGTACTTAGCAGACTTACCTGTCTTATAATCAAAGACTTTGGCTACCCCAGACTCCCTGTCTACAATAATTAAGTCCGCTATACCTCTGTACCACACATCCTTATCGAAGAACCCACACGGTTCAAGTTTCTCGGTAAGCCCCATTTTGTATTCGCAGAGCTTATCGCCTTTCATATTCTTAAGTCTGTCTAACGTAGCCAGCGCATAGGTAAACCTCGGGTCTAGTGTCTCAACATCCCCCCTAACGTACAACTCTGCCGCTTTGTGGAACTCATTCCCATACAACACGGCCCCGGTATTAAAGTCTTCTACGTAGTCCTTCTTAACCTTTAAGTGGTAGTACTTCTTAGGGCATTGGTCAAACGTCTTTATGCTGCTGAAGGACCACGTTGGTTTGGTTTCCATTCGATACAGTCTCCGTAGTTTTTCCCGATATCCACGTCTCCACGCACTGGAAGCCCTTCGGCCCAGTCTGGCGTGTAACGCATGCAAGAGTCTATGTAGGTGGCGGCTTCGTCAACCTCTTCGTCTCTAACACAGCATACCACAGAGTCATGTACGGTAAGTAGCACACGGTATCGCTTTGATATCATTAACATTTGGTCAGACATAACACATCGCGCAATTCCCTGACACACGTTCTCTACAACTTTACCGCCGTATATCCGCGTCCAACCCATGCGGGTCTTATACGAAAACTGTA